ACAGTCTGGGATTATGCTCAGCGACCTCTATCTGAAGTAGAGGCATTAGCCTGGGTGCGGGAACTAGCATCTCATAACCTTGTTCCCAACCTTGAATCGGATGTGTTGTTTTGTCGACCAGACCTGGCCGGTATCTGGCTATGGATTATGAATACAAAGATTAGCTCTCGTGCTATTGATTGGGATGATATTCCTGACAAAATTACTGCAAATGAGCAGCCGTCAGGTATTCTTTCTCGTATGGGTCGAGAGCAAGGTATTGAGTGGCTGCAAGCACTTTCAAAACGCTTAGAGCGTTGTATTTTGCTATGTGGGGACTGGAAACGTGCCGTAACGCCGGTTCGTTTGCGTTTGTACGAAACTACGCAAACGGTAACGGCTGTGTTCCTCGATCCCCCTTACGCATCGTATGAGTACGTGTACGACCAGAATGCATCTGTTGCATCCGATGTGTTAGCGTGGGCAAAAGAACACGGTACCGATCCCCGACTGCGAATTGCAGTGTGTGGGTTTACGGAACACAAAGAGCTGGAAGAGCACGGATGGTTTACGGTGCGCTGGAAGCCTAATGGTGGATTTCGTAATCAAGCAGAAAAAGGGAAAGATGTACACGAAACTATCTGGTTCTCGCCACATTGTATTCGAGTTAGTAGGTAGCCATGGGTACTTTTAGTGCAAAAGATGAGAAAAACTCTGCTCCTCCATTATCTAAAATGGAGACTATTACGAGACGACCTTTACTTCCAAGGGTGGTAAAAGATATCGTTTACTCCGGATCGTCATCAACTCCATTATACGTGTACTATACAAATGATGAGTTACATGAGCTACTAACGCGGGAAAGAGGTCCTGCGTGGATGCAGGAGCCGTGGGTATCAGTATGGTTGCACCAACCAAGGCCACGGCCCACCCGCTACCGGAAGAGGAAAAAACGTGCTTATAAGATTCGCCATCCTGATCCCGTCATTCTGAGTCTCATTTTGTATTACCGATCTAAAGGGTTTTCGTCACGAGCTATTATTTCACTTTTACGAACAAAACATAATATTACCTACGGGTATAAACGGTTGTTTGCGTATCTGCGACGTTATGCAGATGTTTCTACTACTAATTCTGGTAAGGTAACGACGCTACCTTTATCAGCAGAGTAACGCTGATAAAGAAAAATATTACACTAAAAAGGGGTCTTATGTCTATCTATACATACACGCTTTTACGAGAAGAGCCTGTATACGCTGTCAGGGTTGCTTATGTAACGTATGTAAACGACTTGCCAGGTCAAGCTCCTTTTTGGGCTGTTTACTTGTATAGTACTCATACGTACTTGTTCTATACAGAGTGGGAAGAAGTAGAGAGTACTCTTAGAACATGTGTTTGTTTCCCTAACTCGTATACTGTGTTCTACGGCGCTGATGATGACTTGTATTCGCACAAAGTTATGCATCAACTTACTGCCGAAGAAGTATTACGACTTATTCATTCCCTACCGCTAGAATCACGAGGGGGAGGATGGTAAGTTTTGTTGTATAACGTTGCTATATAATGTTGTTCCATTATACAGCATAAGGATATACGTATATGCCTAAAAAACGTCGATCTTCGATGAATAACTTATTTGATGCATCTTCCTCGAGTACATCTTCTTCGAGTACATCTTCTACTCCCTCGACTCCTATTACGTCAGAAAACAAAGCCGATACTATGCATTATTCTGACGTTTATGGTACTGCGTCTAGTATTACCGACACACGTAAGAGTCTGGATATTGAGTTTACGTTGTCTAACTACGGAGTATCCACAGACGAGTTACAAAGGCGTATTGAGCGATACGAAAAAGATTTTGACCTGACAACAGTTAATCAATCCAATGATCGCGCCACATTAACTATGATGGTGCTGATCGAAATTGCGTATGAAAAATTACAACAGCAGTTGCATCAACTGCTTGCAAGCGAAGATATTTTAGACAAAGCACAAGATATTAAGCGTCTTTCTGATATCTTGCGAGATTACGCGGAGACCCATCAAAAGTTCCAGCAAACACTGGGTATAGATCGGCGTACCCGTCGGTCAGGGTCAGAAACATCGGTGCGCGATTATATTGATGCGTTACTAAGCGAAGCCAAGTCGTATTATGAGACTGTTATTACTCGCGTATACTGCCCTACGTGTGATGTTATGGTAGGTAGGTTTGCTCCCGTTCACGATCACACCGCGTACCGTGTTTCGTTTACGTGTTCTCAGTGCGGTTCTGAGGTTGTTCACGAGCGAGCTGGTTCCAGCAGGTTTTCAGATTTACCGAGCGAAGAGCAGGAGTGGAGATCGGCGTATACTCCATCCATAACTCGACCAGAATCACCGTTTTTAGAATCCGAAACGTTTACATTTACCGAAGATGTTGCCGAATCGCTACCGTCTATTACAGTGACGGTGAACAATACCGACGTAGCGTCCCTTCCTGGCGTATTTCCTTTTGAACTAGAGAAGAGTGGTGAGGCTGCAAATAGTGCAATAGCAGATAGTGCAATAGCTGATAATGCAATAACAAGTAATATAGTGAACGGTATTATAGTAAATGATGCTACACTAAATGATACAACATAAGGAGAACGTATGCTTATCGAGCGGTTAACGCCGGCGGAGCAAGCCTTGTATGAAATACTCACCGACCCCGTATGGTTCGGTGAGTTTTTACGTTCTACAAACGATTTCGCCGAGCTTGCAGAAGAACGAAAACAACGACCATTCAAATACCGGTGGTACCAGAAAGATTTGTTAACCGAGCGGTCTCACCGAGTATCATTACGCGGTGGTCGTGCGGTGGGAAAATGTCATCCCAAAACAACCCGCGTATACACATTTTCCCACGGATATATGTCTATAGCGGAACTTATTGATCGATACGGCCTGGAGTCGCCGTTTCTTGTCTATACTCCGACGCCAGACGGTACTTTGCGTGCTCAACGAGCATGGGTTTACGAACAACCCCCAGACGTCGTTTACCGTATTACAACGGCGTGTGGGGATGTGCTTGAGTGCTCTCCTACGCACCCCGTGTATACCGATAAAGGGTGGGTTCTTGCAGAGGATGTAACCCTCGATCATAAAGTAGCAGTTGCTATGCGACTTCCCTGGGATTCCACGCAACAGACCTTTACCTGGTATGAGCTGCGATGGATGGGGTATATGTTTGCTAATGACGTAACCTTACCCGAATCGGAAATCTATCTTCCGTATGAAGAACAGGTAAAAGAACTCGCCTCTATCGCTGCTCATTACGGGTATACCATGTATGTGGTAAAAGATCACACGTACCGACTTATCGCGCCGCCTGGGGATTCGGAGCTAAAACAGTTTGTGTACAGTATGGACATTCGCAGGTTGCAGTATAAAGCGTCGTTTAACCGGATTCCCGAACTTTTGCGAACCGAATCGCTGTCGCAGCTCAAAGTCTTTATGGAATCGTACCTGTCTCGTATTCTTCACGTTGACGAAGAAGGATATGCGTGGATAACCCTTGCACATACGTATGTGGGACAGCGAACATACTGGAAAGACGTGCAAGAAGTACTGCGTCGACTTGGGGTCAGAACGGTAGTATCTCGGTTAGAGCGCGATACCGTAGTGTTGCGTACTTATACAACACACGATACGGCTATTTTGTTTACGGCATTATCAATCCCAGGGTTTTCGATCAAAGGGTCACTTATTGATACCAAAGCAATTCCCCATTTTGTCCTTGACGACATAGTATCTATTGACGTGCTTCCTGAACAACCATTATACGCAATCGAGGTATATAAGACACAAATCTATATTGCAAATAATGTATTGGTACACAACTCAGTGGTGTTGCAGGACAAACTTATTTATTTATTCTTTAATGCTCGCACGTCGTTTCCAGAAACACGAGAAGCGTTGTTGTTGACGCCAAACCAGAATCAGCTTACTCCAATTTTAGACTCCATTCGGACCAGGTTTTATCGATCTCCGTTGTTAAACGGACGTCTTTACGAAGTCAATTTGTCCCGTGGGGTTATTGATTTTCAACAGGGATCGCTTCGGTATCGACTCCATACTCGTATTGCCGGATCAAAAGGTGAAAACAACGTTGTCGGTTTGCATGTTCCCCGCATCTTTGTAGACGAGGTACAAATCCTTCCCCCAACCACGTGGACGCAGTTACAACCTGTGTTAAACCACTGGGAAAAAGAAACACAGTTGTTTATTGCCGGCGTGCCAAATGGAGTGCAGGATAGTGTGTTGTCACTTATTGACAAACACGGTAAAAGCTGGAAAAAGTATGCTATCCCTGCGCCGGAAAATCCATTTTGGACCTACAAAGACCATGTTGAGGCTCGGCTTACGTATGGCGGTGAGACGTCTGACGATTTTAAGCGCTTAGTGTTGGGACAACACGGAGACCCCGTATTTTCGGTCATTCACTATGATAAGATTCGCAGAGAGCCATACCCGTTTTACAGCTATGTATACACCGATATGCATAGATTGCAGCGACTGCCGTATCAACATGTGTTACAAACTCCACGAGTTCCACATATGTGCTCATCTCTTGTTCTCGCGATTGACACCGGATACACCGACCCAACTATTATACAGCTTATCGGGTTATCCGATCATGTCTGGAGAACATATGCACGCTGGAAGCTGGTGCGTATTCCCTTTAACGAGCAGGCTTTGATTATTCATATGATAGCATCCGCGTATTCGGTAGATGCCATTGCTATTGATCTTGGTGCCGGTGGTGGTGGGTTGGGTATTATGAATACCATGCACGGAGAGTCGTTTCCGAATAACGACGTGTATCGAAAACGAATGGTAGGTGTTCATTTTGCTGCTTCGCTTGATATGTACCACGGGTCTGCTACCGATTTGGCAAAAGTGCAGGCAAAAAGCGCCGGCTCTGAGTTGTTAACTCAGCTTATTTTGGAGCAAACACTGGTGTTTAGTCAGCTCGACACTGAGGGTATTGATCAATTAACACGACTTGCGTACCAGCGAGCGCCGGACGGGTCTAACCGATACTACATCATGTCTCCTCGTGGAGGAAAATCTTCGGATGACCATATTTACGCATCATACGTTGTATTCACAATTTATCTTATTCAACACGCGGGATCGTCACAGCGACGAATTCGGCAGCTTGTTCGATCTTTCTGGGTATAATTACCTGGATGTCAACATTTCAATGTTCTTTAGAAATCGGTACTTAAAAATTAGTGTGAGGTCGTTATGACACAAAAACTAGCTTCTGCCTCTGTTTATGCCGAACCGGCGACGGTACCTCTGCTTCGATTTCCTGGAGTTAATCCGGTACTGTCACCGCAGCCGACAACCTATGCGGAAGAGGTTCGTCAATGCCGTCATTTTTATCTAACCGATCCTCTGGCATCGTCGGTTATCAACCGAATGGTATCCCTGGCAACGACAAAGGCTGTCAATATTTTTCCGTCGTCTGCGTCATCTATTGAGCGCGCTGTATTTAACGATGCTTTAGCAAAAATCCAACCGTTACTGCCGCAAATCTTTACCGTGTATCTGGTTGACGGAATGGTGATCGTTGACCATGGACTAACTCGTAGTATGGCAAACCGACTCGATCCGTCTCTTGGGAGAGCCAGATACACGGTGCTCGAGTCGGTGTGGGTGCGAAACAACGATACGATTAAGTTAAAACGAATTCCCGCGTCGTCTCGGTATCAGGTTTTGGTCACTGTTCCCCCTGACGAGTATCATCTGATCGTCCACAAAGGGTTGCTACCGGACGGTCGGGACTACCGAGATGTATATGAACAACTGCGTCAAGCATTTCCTGAGTATGTTGCCCTCGTGCAAAAGGGATTAACCGAGATTCCCCTTGACGTGGTTCCTATTTTACGTAAAATGGTGCCGTTCCGAGATTACCCACAACCGTTTCTACTCCCCGCATTGTCTGCGTTGAAACATAAAGCCCGCATTACCCTGCTTGACCAGCATCTGGCAACTCGCGCTGTCGAAGCTATTCGTCACGTTAAGGTAGGAAACGATGCGTTTCCCGTTACCGATGGGGATACATCTATTGAAGACCTTAAACAACAGCTTCAGCAGAAAGCAGGAAATGCCGAGTCGGTATACACTCTTATTACCAACCACACAGTGGATATTTCGTGGGTGTACCCTCCACTTGACGCTCTCCTCTCGGACCGAAAGTACGACGAACCAAACAACACGATTCTTATGGCGTTGGGATTCTCTCGCGTGTTGCTGGTTGGCGAAGCACTGCGGAGTAATTCGGGCGCCGGTGCATCTCCGCTGGGGTCCATTGCTGCTATCGATGAGATGCGATCTGACGTAACAACGTGGATTACGTCGGTTTATGAAAAGCTGGCAGCAAGTAATGGATTTTCCACCATACCGACGGTTCGATTCCGTCCTATCGTTTACCGAGACTACATTGACTTCGTTCGTCTTCTGTCCGACCTTGTGCGAGATCGCTCAGTTCCCGCACCATCGCTGTACGACTACCTCGCTGTTGATTCGCAGCAAGAGCCGGAGTCGCGGTCTGAGCCGGAATCGGAGTTCGGACTGCCAAACAACACAAACCCTGTTCAAGGTCGCACTCAAGATCGCACTCAGAACCGTGCTTAGCGGTGTATTTAGCCATGTACCTAGCTATACAAACTATTGGAGGCTACAGTATGGCCGAAAACCTTATTGATTTAATCCGACGAGAGATTCGGTTTGTAGTCGACCCGCTGTTACTTCGCTTACAATACCGACTCTGGAGCGATGGCCCTAACGGTCGGGTCTTACACGGGTCTATTATTCCAGAAGATCGTATCCTCAGTGTTGCAGGGTCGGTTCAGCAAGCAACGGTTCTTTGCTACACTGCAAGTTCGCTGGGAAAAGGGAGAGTCGTTGTTGCTACAGGATCGTACTATCACGACGGTAGCAACTCATACCCCATTGTGCGACTTGTAGACTTGACAAACACAGCAGACCCTGTTACTATTGTAGGCGTAACAACCGAGTCGGCAGGGGGTAATAGTACCGTCCCGGTCATGTGCCGTGGTATCCTGCATGACCCTGATATTTTTTCATTCACCCCACGGTCACGTTTGTATGCAGGATCAAACGGAGTGCTGACCGAAACCCCACCGTCAACCGGCTTTGTGTGCTCTGTTGGGTATAGCCTTACACCTGACCGTATTTATGTTCG